ATTTCCTCATCACTTTCGCTTTCATTTTCACATTCAGCTTTCTTTCTAGCACCACCCTTAGCTAATGAACCAGAACCAGAATCAAAACCTCGTCCAAAGTCTTTCCAGAAATATTCTGCACCGAGAGTTTGAGGGCGTTGATTATCCATTCGTCCAACCGCTAAAGTCGCTGGGTAATCACTATCCGTTGAACCAGCCAAAACAAAGTTTCTCATTCTTTTTCCTCCTAGCATTTGAGGCTGAGGTAAAGTGTTAATCTGTTTCTCGTAACCATCTAGAATTCTAGCACCAATAAGGCGATTATATTCAGCAATAGGTAATTCCATTATATATAATCTAAAGATAAAAAGATTTAGATGTTATTGTAAATCTTTTTATTTAAAAGTTTTTAAAGTTTATAAACCAAACCAATTATTTAAGAAAAGTGTTTGGCGAGTTTAGAGGCAGACTTTTTGCCACCACTGATTCCAGCACCACTCATTCCAGCACCACTCATTCCAGCAGCAGACATTCCAGCAGCACTCATTCCAGCACCAGCTGGAGCCATTCCCATTGCACCTTTAACCATTTTTCCTAGAGACCCCATTCCTCTGTTAATAAGACGACCACCTACGAGACGCTTATAATCAGTGGAGGCTAGATGAGGCACAGGGTTTTGTTCCTTAGTGCGTAACACCTGTTCCTTAGTTAATATACCAGTGAATATTTGAGATGTTCCCTGTTGAGTAGCAAAAACTCCGCTATTAATCGTGACAATGCAAATTTCTGGAATGACAGCAAAGTCAAACTGATTTTCTACTGTAAGGTTGAATTGGAGTTGATACTGTCCCAAAGAACTACTGCTTAAATAACTGGGCAAACTGAAATCGTAAACTGGATTTAGAACGAGCAAAGAACCAGTTGTAGGTTTCTTAGAAACACCACCTGATGCATTATCATTAACATCAGCTCTGCCTCTGAATTCGTAGAATGACTGAGATGAGCCGTTGCGGAAAGAAAGATTGTATAAATCCTGTTGAGTTGCAGACGCTAACAAACCTGATGCGTTGTTGAAATTGACGCTAATGTTTTTAATTGCCAAAAAGGAACTGGCGTAATTCCAGTTTTGAGCTGACATTGGGACTCTCGCACAAATGAGAACGAGGTCAGGAACCTGATTAAGTTGAATAGATTGAGATGTAAGAACACCAGTTGCGAGGGGTGCAATTGAATTTGCAGAATTGAATGTTGTAAGGTAACGAGGGTAATCAAGGTAAGGAACAACATTTTTTGTAGAAATTTTAGCGTATTGCTCAGGTTGGAGAGAAAGGAAATTGAAAAGGAGTCTGCTGTTTTCAAAGCCAACTGGTTTGGAATTACCTCCATCTGGTGCATCAGCCCAACCAAGTGCAATACTATCAATATAACCATCAAGACTGTTACCTCCAACAACAGCATTGTTAGCAGTGGAGAAAACACGACGACAACTGCCGTCAATGTTGAGAACCATTGACATATTATTAACACCAACTAAACCAGCAGACATTTCAGGTTCGCAGTTAATAAAAGGTGAAAGAGCTAAGAAAGGTTCAGCAACAGAAACAGTTAAGAAAATTTTCCAAGTGTCAGTTACAGCAGTAGAGATAGGAGAATGGTCCTGATATACACCACCAGCATTGTATCTATCAATTTGTAAAAAGTCTAGAGAGAAAGAGCCTCTAGGTTCTAAGCATTCATCGTAAGAGGAGTTGTTGTAAGATGCGAGAGGATTAGCATTAGATGCAGGTGCATCTTTATATTCGCCCCAGTGAGCATCACGGAGAGATGGTGTAAGAGAGTTATATCTGCTTAATACTCTGCGGTCGCTCATTACCATCAACATTGGCAAAACATCTTGTAAGTTGGTAGATACAGATACATTGTTAATAGTAGCCTGAACAGTGGTCATTAAAGAATTAAGAGGGAACGCCTGTAGACAATCAGTTAATCCGTATTGGAAAACCTGAGAACCAATAGGAACTCCAGATGCCTTAATTTCTAAAGAAATTGTTGAGGCACAAAGAATGTGTCTATCAATGACAATGTTTTCCGATGGAATTTGAACATTATAGACGATAGATGAGTTGGAGGCAGAGACAGCCTGAAACTGCTGATAAGTAGATTGGGAGGCAGAGGACTGGACTCCGAATACTTCAGTGGGCGTAATATCAGCTATACGGCTGTCTTCAATCAAAACAGTGCGAAAATCACTCATTATAATATACAGTAAGAATATTTTATTTTGAAATAAGCAACAAAAGAAAATATATTTTTGGCTAAAGGTTTAATGTTTAAGGCTTAGTAGTTCCCTCAGTTCCCTTTCTGGTAAAAAGAATTTTAATAGTAGCTGTTCCTCCTGAGCCTAATCTTAAAGGTATAAGTTCTCCGATTCTATTTTTATAAAAAACAGCAACATCTAAATTATATAGGGGAGTATTTCCTACTAAATTAATAAGTCGGTATTGAGCTGAGGGTGCAAAAGTAATGCTGGGTTTATATAATCCATCATTAGCTACAAAGTCAGTAATAACCTGAGCGATGTTACTATTATTTCCTCCACTGGTATAACGGACTCCGTTTAAGAATAATAGAGGTGCTGAAAGATTATTAGGGACGATAGGTAAAGTATTAGAGGTAAATACGATAGATGTAACAGGTGTCCAAAGTGAAATAGTGCTATATTCCTGAACTATTTGTAAAGCTGTATAAACAGGTGCTACAGGTGGAAAAGGAACAATATTAGAGCCTCCAAAGCCACTCATTATAAGACGGATATTAGTTCCATCAACAATAGTAGCAAATCCCTCAATAACAACAGGGAAACTGCAAAAGAGGTTATACATTGATGGATTGAAATAAATCTTAATATAATTAGCTGCAGTATCATTATATCCTAAAACATCAGCATTAAGAATAGCTATATTCTGTTGAGTATCCCACGACATTACAGGTGCGTAAGTGGTAGGTAATACGAGACCAGCAGCGACGACCTGAGCATTAAGAGCATTAAAGCAGGTAGTGAAAGTATTATTGACTAAATAAATCCAGTATTGATAATTATAAATATCGTAATAAGTTTGAGAATTATTCTTAAGTCCATTATCAGTTTGAGATGGTGGAGCAGGAGGAGATATAGAGGTATTTTGAGGTAGATAGGTTACGAAAGATTGTTGTGTGAATTTCTGAAATGGTGCAATAGGATTAGTCCATTCTAAAGAGACGGAATATATAGTAAGATTTCTATCGGATTGATTAGGCTGAATTTCAGGAGTAAGAATCGGTAATGTAGGTGTGTCTAAAGTAAATCGTATAATGCTTAAATAATAACTTTCAGGGTCTGTGACAAAAGGGTTATTACGAGTTTCATTAAAGTAAAGAGCTGGAGGTGGTGTATCACTATTGGCAATATTAGAAATGGCTACATCGTAATAAACTTTATCTGGGGTGTTTTGAAAAGTAAAGGACATTATATAATAAAAAGAGATTAAAAAAATGCTAAAGAAATGAAAATCTAAATGGTTTTCTTATAATTGATTATAAGAAAATAGGGAAAAACGGAAATCTAGTGCGAAAAAACGGAAATCTAATAATTACAATTTTCTACTTATCTAAAACTCTACTTATATACTACAACAGCATCGCCTACTGGAAAGTCGCTTACCCAGCAACTAAAGGACATTCCTTCATAAGTTTTATAATACGCTCCTGCTTGGTCTTTGTCGGTGCATACGGCAGTTTTATAGGGGACTGCCTCATTAATAATATTTTTAAAATTAGGGTTGGACTGGGTCGTAATAAGCACTCCAATAATTCTTGTGCCCTTAGGCAATTTATCCTTGATATTCTTACGCAATTTTGTCTTATCAACATAACTGAGGCAATTATACCACTCGTCAGGGAACATTAATGAACCTACCTTGTTTCCGTATTGCTCTTGGAAAGTTGCTTGATTGATTACTTGAATAGTTGTCATCTTAGGATTTTGGGTCTTTAGGGGTTAGATGCCTTTCATCTTTTTCTAAAAAATCATTTCAATTTTTTTTTAAAATTAGCAACAAATCAAAAAAGTGCATTTTTGTATATAAAAAAACGGAAATCTAATAGAAATCTAATGTATTTTTGATTATATATAGATATTATTAGGGACAAATTTGCAAATTTGTCCCTAGAATAATATATAAGACATCTATTATCGTCTAGATTTCTCGTAGATTTCTGCATTTATAGGCTTTTCAGACGGAAATCTAATTGATGACGAGTTAATTGACTTATAACCATCAGGTTTTATATTATTCTGTGACGATGTTTGCTCTATTTTTGTTATAGTAATCGCATTTTTGTTCTCGTAAGTATATCCTAACCATTTCCACATTATATATATATTGCTTAAGATTTTAATTTGTTTGTTACTTATAATATATTAATAGAATTCTCTTATAATATATTATTAGACAGCGAATTAAGAATAAGTCTTTGGATAATTGGTGCCTGATACATTATACATTACTAAAAAGTTTATATATACATTCACATTATTTCCTGTATTCTTTTCAAATATATATCCGAAATCTGTTGCTGTTATATTTGTTATTACTATTTGTTTTATTGCTGATGATGTTTCTTGTGCATTGTAAGTTCCTGCACTACCAGTAAATCCGTAATAGATTGATGGGAATACTGAATATCTATTTGTTCCTGCAGTATTTCCTGTAAGAGTCATTGTTCCACTTACTGCACCTGCATTACCTTGCACTTGAACTGTAAGTATTTCAAATTGAGGCACTGTTGTTGCTGCGGCACCTGCTACTTTATTTGCTGCTGCTACTACACCATTATTTTGATAAGTCATTACTCCTAAATTTGTTATTGCTGTATTATTTCCATTTGAACCTGAGCCTAATACCTCACTCAAAGTTGGAACTCCTGTGTAAGCTGTGCTTTGAGTTGTAGCGTTTGCAAATGTTATACTCGTTAATGAAACATTGTCTACATTAGTTACATCTAAACCACCTGCATTATTACCAGATGTTAATACTTGAGTTATAGTTGGGACACCTGTGTAGGCTGTGCTTTGAGTTGTAGCGTTTGCAAATGTTATACTCGTTAATGAAACATTGTCTACATTAGTTACATCTAAACCACCTGCATTATTACCAGAGGTTAATACCTCAGTTATTGTTGGAACACCTGCATTACCTGTATAAGCTGTTTCCTGTATAGTATCATCAGGAAATTTTAACGGCTTTCTTAATACGACATCATTTAAATCAAAGTTTCCTACTGAACTTGCAACTGACATTATATATTATTGTTTTATTTTATTTCCCAAAAAAAAATTGAAATTATTTTTATAGTTTTATTTTTAGTAAATACTATATACTAATTACAGAGAATGCCTTTTAAAGAATTTAGCCAATTGATTGTGCAGTTTGTTTCTGATACAGACGGCGAAAATAAAGATTGTATTGATAATTATCTTGACAAAATTAATTTCAAACATCTTTACGATACTTATTATAACACTGATGATGATGATATTGATATTACTGAAATGATTGATGAATCTTGGGACGACTTTGTTAATGAAACTTTTAATGAATGGGAAAATGGAGATTATAACTTTTATTATTGGCTTACTGAAATTAGGTGTGAAAATATTGATTCAATAATACCAACATCTAATCTCTTAGTGCTTTTAAGAGATGCTACTACTTGGTTTAAAGAGGAATTAGAGATTACTTTAGATGTTACTAAAAGTATTGAAACCATTATTAATACTTTAGCTTATTGGGCTATTAGGGAACTAGACTATTGTATATTACCTCTCAAAAGTTATTTTAATTTAGAATATTTAAAAAGATTTGATGTGTTAAAAATTATAGAGGAATATTCTGAATCTACTGAAACCAAATTATCGTGTGTTATTTGTTTAGAGAAAAAAAATATTTATACTGGTTGCTCTTGTTGTAATTCTGCTTTCGTTTGTGCAGAGTGTTATTTTAAGTTAGAAAATAGTTGTCCTCTTTGTCGCTGTCCGCAAATGATTTTATCTATACGAGACTGTCGCATTACAGACGATGATGATACCTCTGATATTGCTGAATGTAAATCAGTTTGGTTACAAAAGTTAGTTGCTGTTTCTCAACAGATTAAGACAAAATAAGACCACAACACTTTTTATATTTATTACCGCTGTTGCATTCGCATTTATCATTTGGTTTTTGTTTCTTTTTTTTTACCAAATGCAATAATAAACAACCAGTCCCTTTGCTATAAGCATTTTCCCTACTGCAAATAAAAGTTAAGTCCTCTATTGGTATTTCTACATTCTCTCTTGAATCACACTTGAATCCTGTGCGACTAAACATTATCAAATCGTATTTCTCAAACTTTTCCTTATTATATTCTATATAGTAAA